ATTAAGCCAGCTGCCAAAGAGCTTGAGACTGCTCCATCAACGTATATTGTTGGGCTAGTAAACCCTGTTGCTGTTAAAGTGCCCGATGCTACTTCTATGGTATGAGTACCACCGTCTAGGTCTATAATGTCTTCGGTTATAGTTGTTGGGTTTACCCAAAAAGCTATAGTCTTAATAGTTTGTCCCGTATTCCCTATGTCTATAAAATCATCAACACCATCAAATCTCATAAAATCCCCTAATAATCTAGTTTCTATGGTTGGACCACCAGTTATTGTTCCATCGTTTACTTTGTCTGATAAATCTTTTATTAATCCGTTTTGTGGTGTCATCACCCATGCTCCTACCAAACCTGTAGTATCTAATGCTGGCTTTTGTGGCGTTAATGACTTACCCTGAGATTTAAGTGGATACTTTCCTCCCTCTAACTCTGCGTATATTCCTGCTACCTCTGTGGCTGTTAACACACGATTTACCACTAAGACTGCCCTCATTATCCCATCATAATTGTTTGTAGTTTGTGCAAGAACTCTGCCTAGCTGTAGTGCAGAGTTTGAATCCAAGTCGTTTTGTCTATCCCCAGGATTTGTTTCCGTGGTGTCAACAAGTAGTCCTTGATGATATCCTAACCCTTCTACATCTCTATCTATGGTGAAACATATATGGTTGTCTATTGACGGAGAAATGGTGTTATCAAAGTCAAGTTTATAGGTAGATCCTACCTCCATAAAGAACCTTGGTGTGTTTCCATAAATATCACAAAATATTCCTCCTGGTGAAGTAGTATCTGCATTAGATAATAGGCGGTTATCCAAAGCTCCAGACAGGTCCTTTCTGGTCCTAAACCACACATAAACTGAAATATCGGTAGATGTGCCAAAATCGAAGTCTGCGTGGTTTGCTATTGTGGTATACTGTGTTCCCACTGTGCCATTTACCATCTCGAGTGCATACCCTTTGTGTTCCTTTTTCAGGATAGTCCCTACAGGTGTCCAATTATGTGAATTACCAGAGAAATCATCATAAGTACCTGACCTGAAATCAGAATAGAGCTTTAGTACGCCTTCATTTTTTAATGATTGTATTACGCTCATATTTATATATCGTTAATTTTCTTAAATTCTCTTTGGTATAAGTCTGCTATTTGCAATGCAGTTAAAGCACTACCCCACATTTTTACACCCATCATATCCCCTGCGAACCAATTCCCAGCAGCACCAGTATCGGTCGATCTTGACCCTATGAAGAAATTAGATGAATTAGTGCCTACAGAAGAATCACCTGTAACAGTTGTGTAAGTTCTTTGTATATCAAGAGCACCATCAATATAAAAATCTACAACATCATCAGTTACAACAGCACAAACAAGATGCCAAATACCATCATTTACCGTAGCACTCCCGACTTCCCTTTCTGCTGTAGAGGCATCTGACCTTCCTAAAGAGAGTGTGTTTGACTCAATACCAAAACTAAAAGCAGTATCAATATCAGATGCAGTTTCTTCTCTAAGCTCCATTATAACATCATTTGCCCACCAACTAGCACCTCCTCCTGTACCCCCAGATGTTTTAATCCAAACAGCTATAGTGTAATTATCACTTGCACCTATAGTCTGATAGGCAACATCTACTGTCCCACTATTTGTTAAATACATCAAGTCAGCAGTGCCATCAAAAGTGTACCCCTTGTTGGCAGTTAATTTTGTTGGAGCTGTCGCTCCTGCTGTCCATGTTGCATCATTCCCAGTAGCACTTAAATCAAGAGTCTGTGTATTTGTAATGTCATGCTGCCCCATTCCCATGGGCAAATCCAGAATAGTCTCATTTATATACTCGTAAGTGCTATCATTTGCCAAGTCTGTCACTTCAGCAGCAGTTAATTCAGTAGTCCACATTTTTACATCCTCTATTTTGAACTGTCCGAATGAAGCATCCTGTCCGATTTGGATAGCATCTGCGTTAAAAGCAGTTGCAGTTGTAATAGTCACATGACTTCTAGTTGTTGTGATTGTAGCAGTAGCTACTCCATCTACGTAAAACGTAGGTGAAGTTAAGCCTGTCGCTGTTAAAGTACCAGACCCAGCTTCTATAGAGTGACTTGCACTAAGTTGCATTATATTCTCTGTATCAGTAGCTAGTGTCACCCAGAATGAAATAGACTTCGTATTGTTTATATCCTGAGCATAAGTTACTTCATCATCTACCCCATCCGTTGTTAGACCATTATTTATTACTGGGCTTCCTCCAACAGTAGCACCATTTCTTGCTACCTGATTAGCATTTTCAAAGTCTTCTGCAAACATACAACCCCGACTACGTTCTGCTGGTGTTGAGTTTGTTATAAGTGTCATACTATTTCTTTAATTCCTCCAGTTTAGGTTCTGGAAGTTTATAATCATCTGATTTCTTTAAGCTATCTATTACTGCTATTAGTTCATCATTAGTGTAGAATTCTTTTTCATCTTTTCTGATGTGAGCAATGATTTCTTCGTAAGATTTCTTTTTATCTTTTGGGCAAAAAGATTCAATTTTTGCTTTTAAAGATGTCTTTTTTTCTGGAGATAAAGCCTTTTTGTCGCTTTTAGACGCTTTATAATCTTTTCCCTGTAAATACATAAGTTTATTAATTAGTTATTTTTAATTATTTTAGTAATATTATTAGCCTATACGTTTAATTAATATTTGTGCTGCTACTGGTGTGTCTAGGTTTCCTTCACCCTTCCATTGTGATGTATTGCTATCTGTTCTTCCTTGTAGTGTGATGTAGTCATTAGCCGCTAGGTCTGCGATGATAGTCACTGAAATTGAGAAAGCATAACTAGCGTGAGTTGTCTCTGGAGCACCACTACCGACCAACTCAGTAGTGCCATTTTTTATCAGTCTTGTGTAGGTAGTATGAATACTGTTGTCACAGAATCCATTCACCATATAAGATATTTTGTATTTACCTGCTAAGTCTACTGCTACTCTTTCAGGGTTAGTTCCTGTGTCGTGAGTAACATTAACTTTAACCACACTACCACCAGTAAACTCGGTGTCAGTCCACCCAGTACTTTCGATACCAGATAGGTCAGCGGTTCTATAAATGAACCCATAAACAGATTCTTGTACAGAACTCTGTCCATTGATGATTAAATCATCATTTTCTATTCCTGTTTTTGCCATATATTTATGATACTAAAGTAAATTTAATAGTAGCTACCCAATCAATAGTTGTAGCAGCTTTACCAGTTACATCTATGTCAATCTGCTGGTTTTCTGTATCAGCAGTTAGGTTACAATCCCAAGTACCATCACTTTCAATGGTGCTAAGTGAAGTTGTTGAACCTTGCTGTGTTACATCACCACCAGTATTACGATAGAATAAACCAGCTAATTTATATTGTGCTCTGTCTGCACCAGTGGCATTTTCTCTAGCTACTACGTCAACTTCAACACTGTAAACCTCATCTACAGCAACTGGAATAGCTGCTGCTTGAGTAACAGTAGCATCAGTTGTTTGAACTGTAGATGTATACATTGTATGTGTAGCTGTGTTTGCTGAGTTTTCTACTTCAAATAAACCAATAGCCTTTGTTGAGCCACCACCCTTTGGTTCAATGAAAATACTTGCGTCAGCATCATCTCCATCAGCTGAAATTATTGGACCATCGCCAGTAGGAAGGGCTGTGATTTTTAAGTGGTTCACCGCATCATCCTCAGCTTCAAGGGTTAAGGCTCCGGAATAATTACCTGTGGTATTTTCAAGGACTTGTATTGTTCTGTCACTATAAAGTTTTAATGTCGGAACAGCCGACGAAGAACTTGGTCTCATATTTTTAATCTGTTAAATTTATTAAGCGTATCTAACTTTCCAGTGGTACTGAACTGCATTTGTTCCATCAGCTGTGACTGACTTAATACGTATTTTTTTAGCGTTTAACTGGTCAAAATCAAGAGCGAAGTTTGTATCTACAAAACTTGCTCCACCTGTTACGTTTGTTAATAGATCATATCCTGCTGGAGTTACATCAACCCAATCTGGACTAGCTGCATCATCCCAAGTAGCCTCAACAGTAGTTGTTACACCACCACTTATCATACCTTGGATACTTACTAAATTCATTGCACCTAAAACCTTACCATCGCTAGATGGGTAATAGTTGGTTGCTGCTGCAACGTTAGTGTCGTCAATTAATTCTTCTTCTGCGTAGTGTTCTGAAACTGGGTCAATCTCTTCTACTCTGTCTGAAGAAGTTGCTGTTGTGAAACTTTGTCCTGCGCTTGGTCTTGCAACATTTGTATATACTACAAAAGTATCACTTGCAGCGAACGTTGCACTTGATACAGTTAATACATCACCACTCATAGTCATAATTGAATCATCACGAGTATAAGTCGCTGTAACTGATCCATCGGTTGCGATTTGAACAACAGTCGCAATATCATCAGCTACAAAAGCTGTAATATCACTTGGTAAACTACTTAAAGTTAGAGTTGTACCAGAAGTATATGCAGTAGTAAAATCTGCATTAGTACCACTTGCTTTACCTATATAACCACTTGTGTCAATAGATGTAGCATCTACGTTGACATCGCCCGTGTTGTCCACAAGCAAACGACCAGTGGTGTCGTCTACCCTTAGGTTTCGCAGTTCTTCACCAGTACTTGTTATAGCACTAGAACCATGTCTCCCATTGGCGTCTATTTTTAATACTTCGTCAGCCATATTTTTATTTACTTAATAAGTTAGCTAAGACTTGTTTAAATCTTCAAATTCTTTTTCTTTTTCCTTAACTGGTTTATCTTCTGATACTTTTGCTACAGGTACATCAACTTTTTTTGTAACCATAGTTATTTTTGCAGTATCTAGTATTTTATCAAATAATTCGTCTCTACCCTGTCCAAGATCAGACGTAGTTCTTTCAATTCCTACCTCTGCCCAAGTTTTAGGATGGAGAATTATATAATCAACTAGATGTTTTGAGCCGTGTTTTGCTAAGTAAGGCTCTAAAGGTATCGTATCCCCAGCAGGGATGGTGTATGGTTTCTTATCCCACCTAAAGGTGAAATCCTCTTTTAGTGGGTTATGAAAACTAACAAATGAATCCATATCATTATGTTTTTTGCAGGGATGAGCTGCTAGATTAGCATCCTATTATCTCTCCCACCGGAGTGAGAGAGATTAACGATTCTAGTCTATAGACAATAGTAATCCGAAATTTTGTGTATCTGCACCAGCTGAAACAGCTCTACCAACTAGTGGTTGAGCATCAGTTGCGTCAGCACCGGCTTCTACTGCACCAGCAGTTCCGTTGCTTACAACAGCGGTTTCACCAACTGCGATTGTGCCTTGACACAATACACCAGCAATACCTCTAGTTTTGATCCATCCAAAACTAGCAGCAGTACCTACATACAAAGCTACTCCAACAGGAGCTCCAGTTTCAGTTGTAGGACTTTGGATAACACCAGCAAAAGGATTAAGTACCATATCAACAGTTGTAGAAGCAGTGATAGCAATTATCAAAGGATCTTCAAGAGTTAATACCAATGTTGCTGAAGCATCAGCAGCAGGATGACTTTTAATCTTTAGTGCGTATCCGTGACCAGGTGTGCTTGAAGTTACTAGGTAACCTTCTGCATACTGATTAGCAGTAGCAGCAGTTGCACCTAAAGTAACAGTAACTTCGGTTGCACCAATAGCGGCAACTGCAGGTGTCATTGATGAATGATTAGCAATTGTGGCAGGAGATTGTAACACATTCCCAGCAACAGTAGCTGATCCACCGAACTTTGCATAACGATATAGATCACCATTCACAGCTTCACCGCAAGTCCCCAATGGAAGGTTCTGTGAAGTACTTTCTGTCCAGATGTCCTGGGGTGATAAGGGTTTAGTTAATTGACTCATAATTTTATATTATGTGATTTAAGGTTTGAAGTATTCAACAGTTAAAAGATTAGGTATTTAAAGGTGTGTCCTGTTTCATCATCACTTGATTCAACAATGAAACTACCAGCTGTTACTGTTGTAACTGCTATATGACCAGTAGGAACAGCTAAGTCCATCAATAAGATGAAACTTCTAGCTGTAACTTTTGCATCAGTAACAGTGTGGGTTGTACCAGATGTCCAGGTTTGAGTAGTTTTTGTATCTAACTTCAAAGCTGGGTTATAATTCTCGTGATTTATACTCATATTCTTTTCCAGTTAACCGATCTTATCTCACTGTGGATTACGACCGGGTTCTAATTTATGATGTAATTCCTTTTAGAACTGCTTGGTGTCTAGGACTCCAGCAAACTAAATTTCCATATAATAGGAATTGTCCTATTTCAGCGTCTTGATTAACAGGTTCTTTTAAGCCAGTCCAAGCACAACCATATACAGGTACTTTATTTTCATAAGCACCGGATTGGATATTGTTGATCTTCATTTCAACTTCTCCGTGTTGTGGATGTTTAAGACCATACCATTTAAGGTAATCTTCATTAAGCATATACATGAAGCCTGATGTACATTTTTCATCAGCAACTACAGGTACACCACGATACATTAGAGCATCAAAGCCAACTTCACCAACTCCAAGAGCTGATTTGTTTTCTGCCATACCCATTGATGTAACTTGTTTATATCCACCAACATCGTAGTTAGCACGGATTTGTGGTTGTACTAGAGATTCGTAGTAAGTCCAAACTGATTCGTCAGTAACGATCAATGTTGGTTTAGCAGTACCAACCTTAGCTGCATTGTATGAAGTAGCCATTGCACTAATAGTCAATGCTCCAACACCAGTTGTTACACTAGATTGTAATGCACTGTAAGAAGAACGAGCTTGAGTACCATAAGTAGCAACGTTAGTTCCATCATCAACAGCAGCACCTAGACCTAAGAAGTCTTTGTTGCTATTTCCAGTACCATCTCCGTAGAATAAACCACCGATACTGTCAGCCATTGACATTTTTGCTGTCTCCATTTCTACCTTTAATAGATCTAAAACTCTTGATTGAGTAGCATTAACAGCTAGATCAAGATTAGATAGAACTACTGATTGGTAGTATTGTCTAGGATCAAAACTAGAAATTATTCTAGTATTAATCTTGCTTGTTGATAAAGGATCAAATCCACTATATGAACCTTGTGCTGAATTCTTCTGATACATCATTGGTCGTTTCAATGCTTCGCCATCCCATCTTTTACCATTTTTAAGTAAACGAGCGGTTAGAACATTGCCGTTAAATGCACCATCAACAACACTAGGTACGATTTTGTCTTGTGTTAAAGACTGTACGTATGAGTCGAATGTCATATTCGTTAGTTAAACATTATTTAAGTCCCTTTTTGCCCTCTTCGATGATGTCATCAAGAGATTGTCCGGGATTATATACTCCGGCTTCCTTTTTAGAAGTAGGAGTTGATTTAAGACCAGAGTCTTTCTTACGCTTTCCAATCTGTTCACCCTTAGTTAGTGCTTCTTTAGATGTTTTGTTAACCTTATCCATAAGAGTTAACGCAGTTGATAGATCGGTAATTTTATATTCAAGAGCAAACTTGATAAGTTCATCCTCTTTAAATTCCTTTCCATCATCCTTTAAAGCATTAAGTTGTTCAGTGACCATATCTTGAGCTTTACTTTCCTCTGATTTTGTTGCCTTTTTATTAGCCTCCAAATCACCAACGATTTGTTCTTTAATTTTATTAGGCATCTCAGCGATATATTTTGTTATATCTTCAAAGCTTTCAAACTCTGGTACTTCAGCTTTCTTCTGACCTTGTGAGTCAGCTATCTGCTGTCGAAGTTCGTCAATTTGAGTTTTAGTTTCAGCCAGTGTTGACTTCAACTCGTTCTTTTCCTTGACCAACTCCTTAAAACGAGAATGCTTATGAAAAGGCTCTTCCTCTTTTTTAACTTCCTCGCCCTCAACTTTAGTTTCATCTGGAGTTTTTTCGTCTTCACTGACGTTCGATTTAACTTCGGCTGGTTTCTTATCTTCAGGTAGCGACTCTGTAGGAGTTTTCTCCTCCTCTGATGTGCTTTCTAGTTTCACATCCGCTTGTATATTTTCAAACATATATTACGTTATAAGGTTACGACCCATTTATGTTAAATTATTTCTTCTTTTTATTGTGTCCACCTTTGTGACTATGACCTTTCGGTTTAGCTGATTTTAAAACTTTCTTTCTCTTTTCATCAGTATTAACCTTTTTAACTACTTTCTTTGTTGGCATATTATTGTGTTACAGGCGGCGTTTCTCCACCACCAGGTAAATTAAGTTGAATTCCTTCTGGTAAAGGTACATTACCAGTTTGTTCTATTTGTGCTTGTTGCTGTTCCTCCATCATTTCAGGGAATAATGCGATAGGATTTGTCTGCCAAATAAATAACTTCATAGCCATTTCTTTAGGGTTGGCATAATCCATACGCTCATAGAAAGATATTGGATCAATCAAACCGGCAGTCATTAGTTGAACAGCTTCTGCTCTGCGAGTATCTTTATCAATACTCATTGCACTACCAGGTTTCACCTTAACCTTTATACTAGCCAACTTGCCAGTTTCCGGATCAATGAAGTTATTCCTATCAAATATAATTGAAGTATTGTCCTCGTCATTAGTATTTACTTCAACTGGTTCAGTTTTGTAAATAAGGTACATATGCAACATAGCAGTGTACCACTCTTGAGCCACACGATCCAATGCACGACTGAATAAATCAATACGACCTAGATCACCAGACTTTAACAACTTAGCCTCACCAAGTGTCTTTTGTCCAGTCTGTTCACCTCTAGTAGTAGAATGAGCTCCAAACATATTATCAATTTCAGACTTACTATCTTGTAGATCGCTGAATACAAACGCTGGTAATTGTTTTGGTGGGATACGATTGACTGCTTCGGCGGCTGATCCACTCTTTATGAACAACTTTTCATTCGGATCACCAGTATATGATTCAAGAGTTTTCTTTTCTATAAAGTCACCACTACCAACAAGTACGCCATTATCATTAGCATTGTCATTGATTTGGTTCTTTCTCTTATTAACACCATCTTGGATACTTTTGCCTTGCTCCATTAAAGATGTATCATCATATACAGTATTACCGATATTAAATACAGTTAATGGAATAAAAGGCATCTTCTTTTCAGGATATAGATTGAACATAGGTTCTCCGGACTCGTTCATATCCCCATAGTCCCAATTAGGATTCTTCATCTTCTTTAGAAGTATGTTGTTGTATTTATATACCACATACTTCGGTGTCCAAAACTCTATATACTTAATAACAGACATTAGATTGTTCTTACCAACACTCGCTTCAATCTTATCTTTTTTGTCCGGGAATAACTCAATTAGTTTTTCTGCTGTTGAATCACACCACTCACCGACAAATCTACTCTCGCTAAACTTTCTAGCGTTCTTATCAAATATCATTTTGTCTGGTTTCTTCCAGGTGGTTTCAATATCATCAATCTCCGGGTTATATTCATACTTCAATATACCAATAAGATATATTGCCCAGTGACGTGATATCATCTCAACATTATATTGCATCCCCTCAGTGTCACACTTATCAGTGGGTACTTCCCACATATTCATTAATAATTGCTTTGTATCCTCTTTCAACTGATCGTCTTTCATACGAATAGTTGGTTCAGGAGTTCTTGAAGTCATTATAGGAATAATGGTTTCAAGCGACATAAACAATCTATTGTCTACTATCTTGGACTGATGCGGTCGCATCTTCTGTTCGTTTAACTGGTTACCTTTCCAGTAAAGCTCGTTCTCACGACCACGCTTGTCCATATCAGCTTTTGTGCCTGATGATTCTTTCACCAAAGCATCTATTGTTTTAATCAATTCATCATCTTTTAAATCTAATTCCAATGATGGACTGGTATCTTCTACACCTTCTTTTGGTTTTTCAAAATGAGGTGTACTTGTTGTATTTATTGGCATAGTATTTTTAAATAAAAAGCACCAGGATTTATTAGGTTCTCTGGTGCTCTATGGCACTCTGGTACTCTAGATTAGCAGTAAACTCTTACACTTACTACACTTAATCGTTATATTGTTCTCTATTATTTTATTAAACTTGAATAGTAATTTATTGCAGACTGGACATTTAGCAGTGTTTCCAATCTGTTGCTGTATCATCTTTGAACTTGATTTCTGCTCCGATATCGGTTGCTTTAACTGTATTATCCTCATTAACATAAAATGATTTCTTGCCTTGTATTGGTTTAACTTTATTAGTAACTACCCCACCAACACCTATTTTCATCATAGCTAACATCCAATACACTGTTGCGTGAGCGAAATGATCAGGTCTATTCTCAACAGTTTTCCATACTGCTCGTGGAACACCGAGAGCTGACTCTTCAATGACTTGATACATATTATCCCAATGAGTGATATATTCCTCTAACCTTGATTCAACCATATTATAGTTTACACCACCATCAACTATCATATCAATAACTTCCTGTATGATTTTATTCCTATCAGAGTAAACCATACCTCTGCGTTCTTTCTTACCCCACTGAACAGTCCCGAGCTGATCCTTGTCTTGCTTGTAAAATGAACAATATACTTCACCCGGATATTTCTTTGCCAATCTTTTTGGCTCTTTTGGATACGGATTAAGATCAATAACCATCTTAGCCTTGTATTTTATCTTCAAATCTTCTATATCTTTCCAGTCTTTTGTCACTCCCATTTCAAATATTCCCTCTTGATTGCCGACTACATAATGCTTTTCAACCCCATTGTCCACACCAATAGCCACATCTAGACGCTTATTATCAGTCAAAACGATGTTTGATACGATAACTTCTCTATCTACGACCACGTCTGAACCCTTATAAGGAAGCCCGAGAACGAAATTGTAGAAGAATTGTGTGTCTTTTGTAGCGTGTGCGAGTAATATATCCTTAGCACTTGTCTTTGGATTCATCAACTGACTGATCCAATACCCTGCTATATCTCTATTATTGTATTTCTTTACCCATTGTCCGCTTCTCCTATCTTCATTAGATATTTCCCCTTTGCATTTAGTACATATAAATATCCCTTTTTCCTTATCAATATTGTCCGGGAACTGCATAAACTGCTTATAACTACAGTGAGAGCAAGTGACAAACCAATGTTTTTGATTAGATAGCTTCCAATACTTATCAGCCCCAATCCCTGGTGCTGTCGGGTTTGAAAAATACCATCTTTCTTTGTACTCACTATTCGCCAACCTTGATTCATATTGTTCAATAATAGTTTGATCAGAACGATCTGATTCATCGTGTACGTTTAAATCTGATGTAAGCATAATACCACGACCAGACTCCATCTTACTATCACCCGACTTGCCGGAATGAGTACCACGATAAAAGATAAATGCTTGTCCTACTTTCTTTTGTTGAATAGTATCTTTATCTTTTACCAACTCTCCAATAACA